AACCTGTCCGCCAGGGGTCGGGGTGACTTTCAATTTGATTTTCATTATTGCCTTTCGTGTCGGGCCGTTAGGCCGTTATCAACTAACGCTTAGCGCGCCACCTGTGAATGTCAAATCTACGGTGCTTAGTTCGCCCAATGCGCCGTTAATTACTGGCATTGATTCGAGATAGCAACCAGTCAACGTGAACACTTTGGTTACTGCACCTTCAACAACTGTTGCAACGACCGTTGTTTCACTGCCAACGACTGATGCCAAAGTTTGGTAAGTCTCGCTTGCGGCGTATGACTGGAAAAGGGTCATCGTGCATTCGTTGTTGTAAAGGCCGCCTGTGTAGGTGCGGCCCGTGTCTGCCAGCGTGGTTTTGTCCAATGCTTCGCGCAATTGGGTGAACACGATTCCTGTGCATTGGTCAACAAGCGAAACGCTGTTCACGGTCAATGCCGACAAATTCGATAGGTAGGTTGTTGTTGCCATGTTGGTTACTCCTTAGGTTCTTTCTTGATAGTAGGTGATTTTTTGGGTTTGTCGGTGGATTCCTCAACGATAAAACCGCCGTCTAGTAGCGCCTGAATGTTGATTCCTTGGGCTGGCTTGAATTCGTCGCCAACCGTTCCAACCTTTACCGAATTGATTATGTATTTCATAGGCTCGATGCTTCCATGTTGATTATGACTTCATAACAAGGGTACAGCGCGCCACCAATCTCGATGGATGATGGGCGACCCTCTGTGATGGCCACGTTCTTTCCTAGTAACTGTGCGGCCATGTTTAACAGTTTGCGTTGTGCATCCAGGTTGAACGGCCCTGGCACGATCAGTTGAATGGGAAACTGCAACTGGATGCGTTTGTTGGTCATCAGGGGCGTTGTAAACGATGGGGCATTTATGAATGCACACGGGGGCTGTGCGTTTCGTGGGTCGGTCACAATGGTTATGGCAGGCGAAATTGTTCCAAGGGTTGTTGCTAAATCGTCAACCGCTTTGTTCAGTAGGTCGGTGTAGGCGGTAGGCATCAGGCGACCTGTGCGCGCGAAATGCCCACCAATTGCATCACCATTGCTGACAGGGCAACAGGTGGCTGGCTTCCCATGTCATTGAACGAACTAAACGCATCAACTGAACCGCGTTGACGGTACAGCGCGCCGCCATACATGATCGTTCCAAGTTTCACATCCTGTGATGGAACAGTCGAAAGGCTGTCGCCCGTGTAACCGCTTTCCTGTCGTCTGCGCCAAATAAAACTGTTAGCAGCAGCCGCGCAAATAGTTAGAAATGCTTGATCGCCAGCCGTAGCGGTTGCCAAATACAGCCAATCGGAAATGTCGTTTGCCGTAATCCATGTGCAGGTTTGGGTATAAACAACGCTTCCTGATGATGCGCCGCGATCCACGTTTGTTCCTGTGCAGGCGTAAAGCACCTGATTAGGAATTGATGTCGAATCGTCAAATGTCAGGTCGCCTTCGCTGTCTATGCCTGTAAAAAGGTATTGGGGGCAGTCATAGACAACGAAAGTTCCCGAAAATGGTGCGGAAATTCCGCTAACAGTTATTGACTGGCCGACTTCAATTTCCGTGGGGGTCAGTAATTGAAGTACGGCGTAGTTGTCAATTAATTGTTTATGTGTGACCGTGTATGTAGCCATGGCGGTTAGGCCGCCTTTCTACTAAGCGACGGTAATTGCTTGGATGAACTGACTTCCTGCAACTGCGGTTGGGTTCGGGCCATCCTGTGCGAAAGTTGCAAAATATCCATAGTAGGAAAACGTGCGAGCCAAAATGTCAGGGTTCTCCACGCTACGCATTCCCTGTTGGGCTTCATACAATTCGACTGCTGGCGCATGAACCACAAGCATTGTTCCGCTTGCAAGGTTTCCGTCAACAACGATTTCCAAACCAAGTGGGTTCATTCCTGACCATGAAGCGGCCGATCCTGCACCAAGGGTGTTCTGACCGATTAGGCCAGGTGCGCCAATGGCTGGAAATACAGGTCGATTTACATCGTCAACCTGGCTACCCAGTTTTTTCCAAACATCAACACTGCACACCAAATGGGTTGGGAACAAATTAGTTGTTGCCGAAATGTTTTCTGCGCAACCATAAATTCCAGTAATCAACGTTGAAACATCACCTGCGGTGACAGTCCATGTGTAACCCGATGCCTGCTTTTGTGCCACCAAGTAATCGGCTGCGATGTTGTCGGTCTGCTGCAAATACTGGCCTGCAAGGTCATTCAAAATTACGTTCATTGCTGCTGGGTCTGTAAAATCCATTGTCTGTTGTGCAATTTGGATTGATCCAGCGACGGTTTGACGGGTCACAGTGTTTGCCGAAAGGGTCATTGTCTGTGAAGTCACAGCCGTTCCCTGTGTGCTTTGAACGCCTGCGGCGGTGTGCTGTGCAATGGTTGGGCGCGTGAATGAAATTCCCGAACCGTTTGGCATTGCGCGTGTACCGAATGCGGCGACTACTGGCCGATATTGCAGGTTGATATTTTGGAACACAGGTCCGAGCACTGGAACAGGTAACAAACCTGGGGTGTCGCTGGTCAAGTCTTGCGAAACTGCTTCAATTGCTGACTGATTCTTGCGCGCTGCTTCTTGGAATGCAGCGTTTACTTTGCGGAAAGTGTCTCCGCCAATATGCATTGCAGCCAAGTATTCGCCTGCTGATGGCATTTTGAATTCGCGCTTTGATTCAGCAAAAACAACTGGGGAAGTTGGGATTGCTGCTTCGATTGGGGTTTCTTCTGACATGTTTTCTTTCTCCTGTTCTAGAACTTCTAATTTGATATTACTTATTTCGGTTTCATCTTGTGGGATACTCTCGGGTTCGCTGGCGGCAACCTGCGTGATGACGGCATCGGCGAATGCTGGGCGGCCAGTGACTAGTGATAATTCGAGCCAATCGGCGGCCTGCACAAGCATTGTTCCATCGTCTTGAATCTTGAATTTGGTGGGGTTTACACCAACGGAAACGCTGTCAATTACGCCGTCAAGGCTTAGTTGCAGGGCTTCTTCGGCGCGTGATGTTTTGCTGAAACGTGCGGAAAACATCATTCCTTCGGCGGTTTCTACGCGCTCGGTGACAATGCCAACGGCCTGTTCAGAATCGTGGTTGACATACAGTTTCGGGGCTTTGCCTTCGGTTGGCAAACTGCCAGCCTCAAAGATCACTTTTGTTCCGTCGCTCACGGTTGCTGCGACACCGTAGGGAACGGCGACACCTGAAACGGTTCGTGATGGTACGCCTTCCACTTTTGATGCATCAAGGGTTAGGTCGTGCGATATTAGTTTCAACATGTTTCTAGTTTTACTCCATGCGTGGGGTTTGTGGTGGATTCATTTCGTCATCTTCTCGGCTCATGTCGCCTTCGATCATTTCGTCTAGGTATTCTTCCACATCAAACCTGACGATTGTTCCTTGTGGCAAAACGTTGTTCATTGACAATGTTTGTTCAATTGCGAGCATGTACGAACGGGCCGCGAAAACTAACAAATCCATTCGTGCGCCCTGGTTGCTTTGATAGGAATATGATCCGATGCTGTTTCCGTTAAGGAAAAACGGAACATTGCACATTCGGGCCGCTTCCTTGGACTGATATTCGGCGGCTTCGTTCAGCATCATTTTTGATGCATCAACATCGGTTGGCTGCCATTCAACAAACTGGTTGATCGCTGCGATTTGGTTAGATTTGCGCGCCTGTTCAAATGATTGCGCTAAGTCAGATAGTTCTTGTGATGACAACGGTTCGCCCGTAGTGCGTAGCACACCTGCCGGCAACGCTGAACTGGCATTGCGTAAACGTGCCTGTTCTAACGCTAATGATGTCGCAATGATTTCTGATGACTGGTAAAGAATGCCCTGATTACCGCCAATAATTTGGATCACATCATCGGTTGGCAATTGCGCGCCTTGAAAATAGATTTCCTTTGATTTACCAAACGCGAAAACTGGTCCATTCATGTCAAGCGTGTTCACCATTGCGGCAGGTAGCCGCGAAAAGGAAGCAGGCATTCCGTCGCTAGTCCTGCTACTAACCCAAAGGAAGCATCTACCGAAGAAAAAAAGATCATCCAGCACCCAAGACATAAACGCTGAATAACTAAGTTGTGGGTCGGGTTGTGCGAGCCATGATCGCGGCGCAATTGGTTCGTCAATCATTTCTTTTGATGCTTCATCCCAACGCCTGCGATACATTTTCAACGGTGTTGATCCAAGAACTGATGCGATTAAGTCGCGGCTGCGATTTATAGTTCCCACCTGCATTGCCTTATTCCTCGCATCACCTTCAATGTAGGAATAGAACTGGCCGATGGATTGCGCGCCTGATCCGTTGCCTGTGTAGTACGTGCCACCTGCTGCGGCCTGCACTTTTGGGTCATCTTGTGAGATTGCGGCTTTTGTAACGCCTTTTTTGAACAGGGCCATGGTTTTTAGTTTCTCATATCTGTCGGAAA